GGAATCCCCATGACCCCCCAAATTAACCTGCATTTCGGGCCATAAGATACGCCACGCAGCGCAGCCACTAATATCCGCTGAAAAGTTTAGATATGTATTACCCTTTTTCGGAGGCTCTTGGGTGGTATTTTTTACCGCATAGGGGTTCTTAGCAAAAGGAGATGATGGGAAGGGCGACTTTTGAAACATGAAGAGATTTATCCATGTTTTTTCATTTGTCAATTGTTATTCTTCTAGTCACTCCACCCTCTTTCTCCAAGAACACCGTCTCACCGTTGATATGTTTTTCAATCTCTTTTCTGTGGGAAATCGCATAAAATGAAAGATTGTGTTTATCGATCCGTTGTTTTACAAGTTGAACCAGAAGATCAAATCCATGACCATCAAATGCTGAATCGAAAAATTCGTCCCCGAATTCCACATTGGATGATACTCCAGAAATCTTCCGTTTCAAATCCTTGAATGCCCACGCACACGCAAGATCAACAGTCCTACGCTCCCCACCACTCAGATTCCAGTAAGAAATCTCCTTACCTTTGTCATTGGAAAGCTGCTCATCAAAATATTCATCAAATTTACAACGAATGGACATGCCAAGATCGTTGATGTATTGCTGGATGCTTGCGTTCATCATGGAAAGGAGTCTCTTCACCACAAAGCTACGGACACCTTCTTCCCCAAGAACGAATTTACAGATTTCATAATCTTCCGATTTCTGTTTGAGTAATAGGAAATTGTTGCGTTCCGTATCATGTCTCTCTTGAGTCTTGATGATGTTTTCTTCAAATGCTGGTTTCGGTAATTCATCCAACTTTAAATTATCCAGAGAGTCCTTGTATTGCTTGAGACTGTTTTCCAGACCTTCTAATTTTTGTTTGGTGACTTTCGCTTCATTAATTTGATCTTGAAATTCTGATACCTTTCGCTGAACCTTTTCTTTTTTAGATTGAAGTTGAGATTTTTGTTCCTTCAATTCATCAATTTCCTCGACAATATCATCCAATTCGGATTGATATTGTTCCTTCATTTTCTCCAAATGTTCCACATGGGTATGGGGAATATCTTGGAGGCATTTGTCACATTTAATCATTTTTCAAAATTTCATTTAAATCTTTTCTTTCGGTTTTACAAATAGCGAAAACACGATCAAGCATTCTATTAGCACCGCGTAGCAATTTAGGCGTTCTAAAATCTTCAATTATGTTAGATAATTTAGACATTCGGACATAATCACCGTCTTTTGTTTGGCGATTTAAAACATTTAGAAAATCTTCAATAGATGTCAACTTACCCCAATCCAACGAATAAGGAATTTGTGTAAAATGAGATTGATGGTTTATCCAGTGTTCGACCCTACTTTTTTCAATAACGAATATTGGTTGTTTTTTCATATAACTTTCTCAATTTGTTCGATTTCTTTCGCCTTCAACTTTTTCAAAGTTTCCTTGGATGAAATCGCATCATTGATATGACCAATTTTACCATCCAGCTTTCGGCAAGCATCGTCCCACTTCTCTTTCTCCAATTGTATCGCTAAAACATCCGTTATGGATGTTTTAGCGATCTTTTCCTCTGTTTCATCAATCTTTTCTTGAATATCCTTGCGCTTTTGTTCAAGAATAGCATCCCTCTCTTGGACTTTCTTCAGATAATCCGCTTGCTGATCATTCAGCGTTTCCAGAGTGTGATTAAGTTCTTCCAATCTTGCAGTGGAAATGTTCATCTCTCCCTTATTATCACGAATAAGAGTCTTCAATTCGCTGCTCATCTTACCAAAGACTTCCAGAGAGAAAATATCGTTGATGAATTTACGCTTCTCCTCTGGTTTCTTCGCCATGAAGGGGATGTTATCCGAAAGAGATAGAATGTCACAGCTACGGCAGATGACGGGATTGGAACCAATCAGATCACAGATGAATTTATCAGTGTTGGCGATGGAATCCTTAGTGATGTCTTCTTCGCCTCTCAGAAGAGTCACAGTGCTTGGTTTGACTTGCCGTTTGATCGTGTAAGTCTGAACGTCTTGCTCCGTCTCCACATCAAACGTCAGTTCAATGGCACCCTTTCCCTTGGTGATGTTGTTGATGATGAAATCCTTTTTGATTTCACGGATGGTTTTACCAAATAATGCGTAATAGAAAAGTTCCGCCATTACGGATTTTCCAATTCCGTTCACACGATCAGGATTATCAATATTCTTACCAGTGATCAAATTGAAACCGGATTGGAAATCTACGGAAATCTGATCATTTCCAACACTGAGGAAATTCTGACCTTTAAGAGTGAGATATTTTATACGTCTCACAGATTTTCGTAAGGTTTTAAAGATTTAATTTCCACCACTTCCTTCATACGATTGAGAGAATCAACTTTCATTCGATGAAGATTACAATTCCAAGCAGAGTCTTGACCAGCAGTATAAAGAACATTGCGAACAGACCATTCCAAATCCTGTCCAAGATGAAGGGAATAATCCCTATCACATTTTTCCTTAGTTGGTTCTTCGGAATAAAGAGCTACCGTTTCCCCTGTTTGAGAATTGGTGAGAACGTAAATCCATCGATTCTCATCTTCTTTCGCTTGTCTCCAAGACTTTTCATCCCACCCTCGCATCAAAGCATTGGCGAACCAACTCATCATTGTTTCCACATCATGGGGAATCGTCGGATTCTTGTCAACGGTTTCACAAAAGTCCCTAGCCCAATCCCAAGCATCAAATGAATGGGGTAATTTAGATTTATTTTCTTTCATATTATTTTATCAATTCGTCATGTGGCCAATATCTTACACTTGTTCCCGTGAAATTACAAGGGGGAATCCTGAATAAAAATTTCAGAATCTTCGCTCTCCATCCGCTTGCCGTGATACAGACTTGTAGAGGATGGTGTCCCAACATATAACCAAAGTGTTCAGGATCAATCGTTCTTGATTCAAGATGAGACTTACGATGTTTGTGGAATTCCTTTACCCGTTCGGATTCAATCATCTCTCGTTGATGTTCTTCAATTGTTTTCATACCGTTCCAAGTCCCTGTCCACAAATAGCACATCCTCTAAAATCATACAACCACCCATATGCGTCTTCAACAATAGAATGTCCACATTTACCATTTTTATGATTTTCCAATTCTTTTTCAATATCTTCTATCGTAGCATCTCTGATCTTACTTGCCAAAACACATTGACCAATACGCTCAGTCACCTCTTCGACAAAAACCTTTTTCAAATCAAAATCACTTACACTTCTCATATAATTCATCATTGATTTTCTTCACTCTTACCAATTGCTCATCATCCAGCTTGAGTTGTTCGTAGAACTCATCAAACATTCCAACAATATCAATCGAATCGACTTGTTCAACATCTCCGATTGTCTTTGTCGCCACGTTGTATTCCGTGGCGAGACGGAAAGGAGCAAAGTTGGACAGGTAAATCTTGAACTTCTCCACCTTATCATCTTCCACATCTTTGTCAATGATCAGCTTGATGATGTTTCCTTCCACATCCTCCTTGGAATAATCCTTGATCTTGGATAAGGGTATCTTGATGAATTCTGGAGACACCGTATTTTTCACAAATTCCACAGAATCGTCTTCCAGATTCAGGATGTGATACCCCTTGTCATCTCCACAATCATTGAAATCGTGATGAAAGGTATTACCGATGTATCGGATCGTTCCTTCGTTGTATTTCTTGATACTCTTGGTGTGAAAATGACCAGACCAAACATTGGTGGTTCGGGACGCTAGGAAATCCATGACTTGGAATCCATGATCACAGACCTTGTAATTGTTCATCTGAAATGTCTGGATTTCAAAATGACCGAAGATGTGGTCAAATTTACCATTCGGTAATTCGTGATTCCATGGAACGAATAATAATTTCTTACCAAACGCATCCAATTCTAAATTCTGATCAATGATGGTGATGTTATCATGTCCCTTGAGAAATCCCAAACTATGGACATCAGAACGGTTCTTGTAGAACGCATCGTGATTACCTATCAGCATCAGGAGGTTGAAGTCCTTGAACTTGGCGATCAATTCTGATGCAACGTGGATTGTCTGAACGGAGATTTCCGAACGGTTATGGAAGAAATCACCAAGGAAAAAGATATCGGAAATCTTCTTCTTTTTCAGATCAGCGACAATCCAATCCGCCCATTTCAAGGCGATTTCATGCCACTCTGTTGAATTTCCGTAAAGACCCAAGTGAAGGTCTGAGAATAAGGCCACTTTTGGTTTTTTAATCATCGTCGTATTCATCTCCCTCCAAATTGGGCTTAACATATACATGTCCCATGGAATCTGGTCCACTCATGCTTTCCATATATACCATCTCCTTGTAATCCTCCAGACCCTTGTGTTGTCCGTTTTCCTTCTTGATGCGGTTGCAGAAAGCGTTCCAAGCAATGCGGTTGAAATATGAGAACGGGTTGAAGTCCGATTCAATGTTATATAGCTTCTTCTCCAAAGCTGCATACATTTTCAGAACTGCGTCCCCGACCATCTCATCTTTCCAAGAGCGGGAATATCGAATGAAATTAATCTTGTATGACAATCCCTCTGCAATGTTCATTAGATGAACCCCCAATTCGTTCAGATTCGCCCCCGTCTCATAGTATTCCACCAATTGCTGTTTGAACAGCTTGGAATTGACATAATGGGGTTTCTTGGCATTTTTTTCGTTAATCATAATTTTCATGGATAATTTGTATATTCCCACCATTCTTCCTTTGGGTATTCTTTTTTAGGTGCTTCTACAATTTTTCCAGTATAAGATTTATCATAAATTATATCGACATGTTTTTGATCAAATGATACATGTCGTCCGTAAATTTTTCCACTATAAAAAGGATTTAAAGACCAAAATCCATCATCCTCATTAATGATTTCAAATTCCGTTCCCGCCAAATAATAATCGGTATCCTTTTTTAGTCTCCCGTATTTACTCACAGCGACACCTCCTTAAATTTATATACGATCTGTTCCTTATCATAAATCTCCTGTCTGTGTAACGCATGGGACATGGAATACTTCAAATTATCCGAAACATCAATGATGCGTAGCTTGGATTTGTTATCATGCAACCGGAGTCCCCGACCAATGGATTGTACAACCCGAATGAATGACTTCCCAAGTCCCGCAAATATGATATTGGGGAGATTCTTGATATTGATACCAGTTGAAAAGATGGATGCCATTGCAATACAAATGATATTATCATTCTTTTCCATCATGTCAATTATTTTTTTGCGTTCTTCGACTTCCATTTCGCCCTTAACAAAGAACACTCTCTTATCAGATCGGGAAGACATAAGAGATAATAACATATCTCCGTGATCAAGATGATTAACCATGACAAGGACATTACCACTGATTGAATCAGCCAATTTAGCGATGATTTGATTTCTTTTTTCGTGTTTGTATAGATATTCCAGTTCATCTTTATATTTTAATTTTTTACCTTTAATTGGGGGGTGATTGAGTTGCAGGGCGGTGATTTCCACATCAGAAATATATCCCTCATCCCTAAGTTCCTTGGATTTCTTTTCATATATGACGGAGCCAAATGTTCCGATTGTTTTCCATTGGTCAATGGATTTATCGGAAAGCGTCCCCGTGAATCCGAATTTGTTGGGGGTGTGGATTTTGTTTATAATCTTGGATATGCCAGCGGTATTATTAATTTTATGCGCTTCATCACATATGAGAAGATTCACGCTCAAAATCCAAGGATTATTGGTGAATTGAGCAAGAAGGTTCTCGGAATTGCATATCACAACTTGGGTATCTTGTGGTTCGTTACCTCCAGTCCATCCTGAATACGTGAATGTCACACCATAATCCTCGAAATCACCCTGTAATTGGTTCACAAGAGACAATCCGGGAACTACTATGAGACATTTGAAAGTATCATTTGATACGTTTCTCATATAATTTTCAACGAGTAGAGCTTGAGCTAACGATTTCCCGGCAGATGTCGCCAATAGAAATGTCCCGAATCCTTTTTTTAGTCCAGCAATTACCGAATCCTTCTGATAATAACGAGCATCATATTTCAGTTCATTCCAAAATTCTCCAATTTCCACCCCACATTTCAATCTCTTTTTAAAAGCATCTGTTAGGGAAATGTCGGTGATCTGGTTATCGCGGAGATATTTCAGAATCTCCCCATGAAAACCAAAATCAAACAATCCGGTGGGGGTAATGGCATACTTACGATCCTTCACGAAACGGTTGCCTTTCTTTTTGGCGAAGAATGCCCCATCGTTCTTGACTGAAAAATGACTACGAATCATCCCAAGGGTGTCAGAATCAGTGATGATCTGTCCTTGTCGCTTGGATGATTTGTAGTCAAAAGTTATCATTTATTTTCCAATGTTTCCCACCGAAATTCCAACATATCGGCCAAATATCTTAATGAATCCGCCAATTTGATATGATCATTATCATCATGATTCATTCTAATATGTGCGACGAATTGTTGTCCCTTGGAATTTTGTGTTGTTGGATTATCAGTTTCTATCCAAATTCTATACAACCCAATATCCACTTCGTATGAATTAATATTAAATATCATAATCTAGGATTCTTGCATTTGTTTCAATAATAAAATATTTTTTATATCTTGGGATATAAAAGTAATCACGCTTACTACCCTATCGAGGTATTCAACCATATACTCGATTTCCTTGATCTTCTGGTTGATGTTCTCCAGCGATGGAGTCTTGTCCAGATCGTCCATCACTTGCTTGTTGAGAGCCACAGGAGACTCTTCCATCAGCTTCTTCTGTAGGGTGTGTTTGGTAGCTGCCTTGAGCTTGTAGAGCTTGTCCTTCTCGATCTTCGCATCAATCAGACGGCATACCCAGAAATGCTTCTCTGCGGGAACACGCTTAATCACGGATTCGAGTGAAAAGTCGTCAATGTGAACGAACTCTTCAAATTGTGCTTGGTATTTTTTAATTAATTCTAAACTCATAATTTTACATGAAAGCTCCCCACTTGATTTGGCTTGCGGCATCTTCCACAAATTTTTTAATAACATCTCCATGACATTTATTAGGAGCGCAATAACAGACAAGATTTGTATCCTTATCATCCAATTCCCTATCAACCAATTCTTTAATAACTTTGTTAATCGCAGCATCGTTGAAATAAGAATACTCCAAATATTTATTATATCCTTCAATCGCTTCTTCCACTGTGTCCACCTTATACAGAGCTTGGGGATGATTGGATTCCTTGTGGTGATAAGGATTGCCCATGACGCTACCGCGCCCAATGTAGAAATCATCGGGAGTTGGTTTATGTGTCTTTTTGTCCACCACTCGTATCATTTACTAAATAATAACATGAACCAACCTTTTGTCAATGATAAGTTTGAAATTGCCAACATTTATCAACAGATGTTGAACGAAGACATGACAAGCGGAGGTGCGTTTGGGGGTGATATTGCTGGTCATGCGGGAATGGAGAACACGGATTGGTTTGCTCCGGGAGATGCCAGAAATCCTTATTCATTGGGAATCACTACGAGAAATGGTGCTTTGAAAAAGAAAAAGGGTAAAAAACGTGTGAAGAAAAAAGCTAGAGTTTGAAAATAATCAAGATTCTTTAATTCTTTTTCTAGCAATTTCACAATATTCAGGATTTAAATCAAATCCAATATAATTCATACCAAGTCTTTTCGCCACTATACCTGTGGTTCCCGATCCCATGAAAAAATCAAGGACAACGCCCTTTTCTGGACATCCACTTTTCAACATTCTCTCCACCAATTCTTCGGGAAACGTTGCGGTGTGAACCGATTTATTGGGTTTGGTGTTGATTTTCCACACTGCTCTCATGGATCGTCCTCCTCTTTTCTTCATGGATTCTAAAATCCTTCGTTTGGTGTCACTTGGATTTTGAGCATTTGATGATTCATAATCTTTGGTTGCTTCTCCCGTGTAAATCTCATCGGGATTGGAAGCGTTTGCAAATGGTTCAATTTGTTGATTGAAGAAATATTTTTTATTTTTCGTAAACATGAAGATCGTTTCAAAATCAACTGTAAATCGATCTGTGACACTTTGGGGGAGCGCATTCCCTTTATGCCAAACGATATTATTTCTCAATAACCATCCTCTGTTCTGCATCTCAATGGCAAAACGAAATGGTATCAAAGCCAATTGTTTTTGTTTTCTCCAACCTCCTAATTTTTCCTTTGGTTTTTCTGCGAACTTAAATGATTCCTTTTTGGTGTTTTCCTTTCCTTTCCACACACCTTTACCACTTCCAAGGTAAGTGTCTCCAAGATTTACGAACACGACACCATCATCTTTCAAAACACGATAGACTTCATCATAGTAATCACATAATTGATTTACAAATTCTTCTGGTGTCTCCGCACATCCAAATTCTTTAGGGTCATCTTCTGTGTATTTTCTCGTGTTTAGGTAGGGTGGAGACGAAACACAACAATTGATAGATTTTGACGGAAGATTCTTCAATCCTTTCAAAGAATCAACATTTTCGATATAATTTACGTTCATGAAATGACATTATCACGCCAAAAATGGAAATCAAGTAGATAAATTATCTGATAAAATTGTACATCTATTCCCGCCCACCACCCCTAATTATATTCACCATATTCGTTTGTCAATAGTCTAATATGAATTATTTTTAAAGTTATGATTTATGTACATAAGACCATGCCCACCCTCCTCCCTATACCTTAACATGACTATTTTGATTGTCAATAGCGTAATAATTAATTATCTTATTATTAGTTTTTGATTAGATATTAACTATGATTAAAGATAACTAAAGAAAGAAAACAAAGAAAAAAAATTAATTCTAATAAATACAATCAATCAGCTTACTAAAGCGTACCAACGCTTATCATTAGATATTGATTCAGATTAATTATAATTAAATATAAATGGAAAAAAATTCAGAAATCCCCCAAACCACATGGAAAAATTTCCCAACCGATACGGAAGGTGTTATGGGATTTGTTTATCTCATTCGCAACAATCATCCAGATGCCACTCGGAAATACTACATTGGTAAGAAACAGCTTCTCAAGCGTGTGAAGCGCAAACCATTGAAAGGTAAGACACGCAATCGCATTTCATTTGTGGACAACGATGTGGAGAAGTATTGGGGATCGTCCAAGGAATTGCTATCAGATATTGAGAAATACGGGATTGAGCATTTTTCAAGGGAAGTGATAGAGGTATGCCACTCAAAATTTCATATGACATACAGTGAGCTTCTTTGGCAGATCAAATGTAATGCTTTATTGGATCAAAGATTCTACAATGGCATTCTAAATTGTCGCATTGGGGTAATTCCGAAAGGATTTGTTGACATTGAGCGTGATCCTGATACACTTGGGTTATGACTAATGAAATCAGACCATTAATACTTGATCCTGAAAATTATCCAGAAGATCGAATCTCAAATAAGAACAAATTGGATGACATAAAATATTCATATCTTGATATGCTTGATGCGTGGATAGCTGGAAAGAAAAATGAACAACAATATAAATCTGGAGATGATAATGCTCCTGATTTTATCACATGTTTGAAGCAACACGTAAATGACAAGAATTCAATTTGAAAATAGAAAGATCATCGACATTGATGAGATATTTCGGGATACGAATGGAAATTTCGCAATCCTTTTGGAATCCCTTGGATTGACCACCACCTTTGATTTCTCCAAGCGCAATAACAAAAAGTTATACACACATGAGTTCATCAAGACCACGACACAATTCCTGAAATACAACACCCACACGGATTTCATTTTCTTTTCCAATGCGCTCACCAAGGATAAGTTCCGCAACCAGCTTTTGGCTAAAATCCGGCGAATCTTCAAGATAAGGATATGGGATGCCAATTATGATTTGGAACATTTGGAATACCTGATTGATATTCGGGATTGCTCCACAATCTCTGGATTGGAAATGGCATTCCTCAATCACAAACCCCCATCATTCCGCAAGATTTACAAATATCTGGAAAAGGAAGGACTAACATTCCTAAATGAGAAATACTTTCAGGATGTGGTGAATAAGATGATCATATTTACTAAATAATGTCATGAGCAAATTTCTTGAGATTCTTGAACAACACGATCCTTCCAACCAATCCAAGATGGATGCAGCATTTCAGGCGAAATTCTTCCTATATGAACAGGAAGTCCCATTCAGTTCAAAGGGTTCCCAAATTATCCTTCATGCTGAACGGGGTGATATCATTTTAGAAGCTGTGGGTATGCAAGCCCGACAAGTGGCGGATGCTGAAGAGGACGAGTCTTCTTATGACATTGATTCCGAAGTTGAAAAGCTTGGTGCCAAAGCGATGAAAGGGATACCGGGGTGGTTGGGTAAGCACACCACTAGCGCACAAAAAGCGAAAGCAGCAGCACGAAAACGTGAAAAGGTTGCTGGAAAAGCAGTGGACGCTTATATGAAAAATACTAAAAGTTTGGAAGATTCCATTAAAAATGCTGAAACTAGAACATATAATGTCCATTAACATGAAATCAAAAACTTTACAACTTATTGAAAGATACCAACGTCTTTTTGAACAGGATAACCAAAATCCTGAAGCTGGTATGGAACAACCACAAGGTGGTGAACAAGCCCCGGAAATGGCTCCAGAAGAGCCAGCAGAGACGATTCCTCTGAGTTCTCCCGCCGAAATCCGTTATATGGAGGATGTGGTTCTGGCGGCTCTCATGGAACCTCCCAGCGGCACTGATCGAATTGCTTTGGAAAACATTTTGGATTTGCTACGCAGACCCGATAATATCAAGAAAATCCAAGCATCAGGACAAACCGCCAAGGATTTATATCAATCAAAAGTCCTCCCAATTATCCGTCCCGCACAACAAGGACAGGACATTCGGGATATTTCTGACCAAATGAGCTAAATACTATTATGAAATTCAAAGGAGAAGAAAATGCCGTGCTTTGGGAGTCCTATACTGGAAGAAGATTCCGACAGGAGGATGCAGAAGAAGACTTCATGGGTGATGATCTTGGAGATGACTTTTCCGATGATGAGATGGACGATTTTGACGACGACATGGATTTTGGCGATGATATGAGCGATGATCTTGGGGGCGGTCAAGCGCAGGGAATGGTCATGGAAATTGATCCCATTGCTCCCGTGGAAGCCCATGAGGTGAATGAGGTTCTGGTATCGGAACTCAAGAAGCTCTCGGAATATGGCAAGCGTCTCTATGATATGAAGGATTCCGCTGAATTTGAGGATTGGATGGTTTCCGCCATCACCATTGCCTCCACATATGTTTCCGATGTTTGGCACCGTCTGGATGCCAAGGCTGATTTTGCCAACACTGGCTTTGAGCAAGCTGACGATTTCGAACAATTTTAATATAAATGAATGAGAAGTTTCAAGCAATTCTTTGTGGAAAAAAACATCCTCGGTTTGGAAGAGGACATCGTAGTTGATGGTGTTGGAACCATATCCGCCAAATTGGATACGGGTAATGGTGCTTACAATGTTTTACACGGGGAAGACCTTGAGTTCGGTAAAGACAGACAAAGCAACCAACCCATAGTAAGATTTACAACCATGAATTCCATACGCCTAGAGAAACCAGTCAAAGATACCATCACCATCAATTTGGGGGCTGGTAATACGGAGGAACGTCCAATCTGTTTGTTTGATTGTGTGATCGGTGGTAAGAAATTTCCCAACACCCCATTTTCAATTGGTAATAGAGCGGACAACGATCATAAGGTTTTAATTGGCAAGGGATTCATAAAAAATGAGCTTGATGCTCTTATAGATGTCGCATTGAGAAATGTGGCAGATCAAAATTTAACAGCAGATGTCTAAAATCACACAGAAAGATTTGCTTCAGGAAGGTTTTTGGGATAATTTTTCAAAAACTAGCGTGGGTAGAAATGTTAATAAAGCGATTGAGGCTGGTAAACAAATTTCCAGTATTGTCGCCCCCGAAATACACGATCCGATTAAAAAAGGTGTTGATAAATTTAGAGATGTCAGAGCTTCTATCGCGGAAGCTGGTAAAACAATTGAGGAAAAAATAGAAAGATGGGTTAAGGAACAAGGAAATTTCGCAATTTCTGAACCTAAGAAAATTGCTACGTATCCTGATGGTAAAATTCATTATTCGGTTAGGATAGCCGAAAAAGGTGTTAGCGTATTGGATAATTCAGAAGTAGCTGGTCGAATTTATCGAAATCCAAGTGCTGTCGTAGGATACAATCCCCGCGATAAGCAATTTAGCTGGGTCAACAAACCGAGAACCGATAGTTACGTCAAATATAAAGGAACTGATGGACATATGTATTATAAATATCACGATCCAAATGCTGACGGAGTAGATGAGCGAGTTGATCCTGTGCAACAAGCACCCACCGCTCCAGCATCATCAAAACCATAATAACTCTTGACATTTTCAAACGTTCTTATAAATCCTCTCATGCAAGTTGAAATTAAAGCACAGGAGGATGAGAATTTTAAATTCACAACAACAGACGAAACGGATGATCTGAAAGATGATTCCCATGTCAGTTCAGCAACGCCAGAACAAATTGCGGAACAACCTGTTCAACCGGAACCTCCGAAACGTAGGGAAGCAACGCTGAACAACCCATCGGGACACGAATGGTTTAATGGAACATCTTGGGGATTGAAATGATAACGAATATCAAAATTCTAAATGGGTTTGCTACGGAGCTTCCTAATTTTCACAAGGGAATTGAATTCCAATTCTCGGAAGGACTGAATATATTTTCAGGTTCCAATGGTTGCGGCAAGACCAGTATCCTAAAAATGCTCAAAGCATATTGTGGCATTCCCAATGGATATGCGGGATGGTCTAGGATTTCCTCGGAACTTGCTTTGGGAGCGCAACAGAGAAGTCACTTTCCTTATGTGTATCGCGCCTATTCTCCGGGTCAATCCGATTGTATAGTGGGATGGGATGGGACTGCCACCTTCTATAATGAGGGGGATGTGAAGATTGACCAATGGGCATGGTTCACCCACAAGGAAATCTCCTCGGAAGATGGTATGACCACGGAAGAGGAACACATGGATGCCATGATTGAAAAGCCATCATCCGGTCAATATCGCATGAAAAAGCTCAACAAGCTCTTCAACATGCTCAAGAGTCCTCCCGATCTTACCAAGTATGTTTCATCTCATCCCGCTCAAGTCGGAGAAGTTGATTATATTCGTTCTCTACCACGCATGGGGAGGGTGACATTGCTTCTAGATGAGCCTGAGAGGGCATTGTCGTTGCCCAAGCAGATGGAACTGTTCGCTCTTCTGAAACGCATGTCCAAGGACTACCAGATCATCGTTGCAACCCATTCCCCTTTTGTTTGTCTCATGGATTTGGATGCTAAGATATACGATATTGAAGCGGGGTATTCGGCGGAATGTAAAAATATCATTGAAAATTTGGTGAATAATAGTAAATAGGGGAGAAATCATGGGTGAAAATGATATAATTAAAAAATGGAAACCTCTTTTAGAATGGTCTTCACGAAAAGTTCCACCACTATCAATTGAAAAATATTTAGAGGTTGCCTTGATTTTGGAAAAATGTGAATCGGATTTTATAGAAAATGCTCTTATCTCGAAAAGATTAATCCCCCAAATACGAAAAAATGAAGGGGAGTTGGAAACGGTTATTATAAATGATGTAGAACATTACGTTATTGACTGTTTTGAAGAAAAATATGCTATAAGTCCAGAAAATTATATGGAAATACACTCTTTTACAACTGGATATGATCTGAAGGGGTATAAGTTTGTAAATGGCGAATGGATTTAATTAAATAAAAATATGAGTGGTCACTTTTCACAAAAATACGGGGGTTCTGCTGGTGCCATTTTGGACGCTTGGGGTCAGGATCGAATTAATGCAGAGATTGGGGAGCTTTATGAGCAACATGTATTCGGTAAGAAGAGCATTGACATGAACGAACTCCTGAACGAATTTCATGGACAGAAAACTGGCGGTGCTGTGAGGCATTCCGCCGATTTGAAGACTGCTCCTAAAGGGGGCTTACTGTAAGGATAATATTATGAAAAAAGAAATATACGAAAGACAATATCCCATGACGGAAGATGAGAAAAAGGAAGCTACCGAAATTGCTGGGCATTTGGCAACACATTATCTAAACGCTGTTTGGAATACAATACATGGTCAAGCATCTCCAAAAGATGTGGTAAATATCCAAGATAAATATGATCAGGTCAAACATCAAGTTGTAAAAGATTATGAGAAATCCCTGAATGAAAAGGTTCTCAAGTTCTTCATGTTGAAGCGTAAGAAGAAAAATGAAAAGATTTCCATTGATGATGTTGTAAGCATTATCAAATATAAGTTAGTATCCAAACCAAAGAGGAAATTGGCATGTTTCATGTGGGATAAAGAATATAATATCTATCCGTTGGTGAGACGATAATCACACGCCGAGAATTTGTGTAATATGACGCAAGATCGGTGATCTGACAATATCAGCATTATCAAATTTCAAGCAATGAATTTCATTCTTTCTTGAGAACTCTTGATCGAATTTATCAAAAACTTCTTTAAATCCTGAGTCGTTAATGTCATTCTGCTTGGTATCTCCGATTACAAAGTAGTGGGAACCCCTACCAAATCTGGATAAGCAACTGGAAAGTTCTTTTTTTGTCGCATTTTGGCTTTCGTCTATAATAACAGCACTATTATGGAATGTTAATCCGCGAATAAAGTTGACTGGCATAGCTTTAATGTATTCTTGTTCCATCAATGCTTTATATGTGGAAATGCTTGTCATCTCGTTCAGCTTATCAATAAGTGGCATTGAGAAGTATAAAAATTTGTCGTCTAGTTCTCCGGGTAACGCGCCCAAAGAACGAGAAGCACTTTCCACTATTGTCCTGACATAGATGATTCTATCAACTTGTCTGTTTTTCAACAATTCCAATGCTCCGTAAACAGCTACTTGCGTTTTCGCACTACCTGCTGGACCATCTACAAAGACCATATTAGTCTTCGGGTTTTGTGTTAATTGATAAAATTTGATTTGATTATCAGTTAAATGTGGCAACTTTTTGAGGTCTATATTAGACAGATCAAAGTTCTTTTTGTAATGATCGGTGATTTCATCTGTGATATCCAACTCTTTCCTCCTGCGAGGTGCTTTTTTGGTAGCCATGTATTATTACTTAGCCAAAATCGCTTGCAATTTGATAATACTCTGTTAAGTTAATATCATTATGAGACTAGCAATTAGCGGCACACAAAATTCTGGAAAATCCACGTTAGTAAAAGCATTCCTCCAGAAATGGCCCATGTATGCCACACCAGCCAAAACATACAGGGATGTAATCAAGGAAAACAATCTTTCCCATTCTTCCAATACCACGGAAGAAACCCAATTATTGATTCTTGATCATCTCACACAATCTTTGGATACACATAAGGATATAAAACACATCATCTATGACCGCTGCCCCCTTGATTGTCTTGCTTACACATTACATGCCGCTGAAAAAGATTTGGTATCCGAAGATGTTTTGGGCGTGACGGTGGATATTGTTCGTCGTTCTCTGAAAAATCTTGATATCATCTTCTGGCTGAAATACGATCCAGCTATCAAGATCGTTGATGATGGGACACGTGACACCAACCTTAATTACATTCGGGAAATTGATGATATCTTCGCGGGACTTTTCGAGCAATATTCCGATCATTTGGGCAATACACCGTTCTTCATTGCGGAAGATTGTCCCGCCATCATCCCCGTTGACATGACAAATCTCGATGATAGGATTGCATGGATTGGAGAGTTCCTTGACCAGAAAGGCGATCTGATTGAGACGGGAGAAAGCGTTCTTGATCCCAAGAATCTGGAGATGATGGAACAAATGCTGAAAGACCAAGGACTTTGGATTGAGAAGGATCAGCAATACAAGAATCTGAAGGATCAGATCAAGAATTTTAAAATATGAGTGAAAAAATCGGATTAGCAATCATAACCAAACAACCACGGGACACGTTTCCAGAGGCTTTTGATTTTTGGCATCACATGGTAGATCATGTTGTTGTTGTGAACGATGGGGATGAATTTACATACGATTGGAGTGCAGGATTTAGAAATAAATATGTTGGTAGATTTCCTGAAACCACTTTAACATATCTCAAAAATCCTGAGAACTTGGGAGTCGCCACCTCAAAAAACAACGCGATGCGACATCTTTTGAATCAAGGATGTGATCATATCTTTATCATGGAAGATGATATGCGAATAATTGATAATGGGATTTTTGATGCTTATATCAATGCTTCCAAGAAGAGTGGCATCCAACATCTGATGTTTGGCTACCATGGACCAGCCAACAAAAACGGCATCTCCCACGGTAAACCATGTCCCCGATTGGTGGTGGATTATGGGGATTTCTCCCTAGCATTCAACCAACATTGTGTGGGAGCGTTTTGTTATTATTCCCGCAAATGTCTGGAAGATGTTGGTCTAATTGACGAGAAATTTCGAAACGCTTTTGATCATGTTTCCCATAGCTACGAGCTTGCCCTGAAAGGATATTCCACTCCTTATTGGTGGTGGGCAGACTTGGCAAATTCCTTGGATTATATTGAAGAGCAAGCGTGTTCGGAGGAAAATTCGTCCATCAAGACCCCAGAATCCATGCAG